TTGTTCCAACTTCAAGCCTTTGATCCCCGGCAGTATTTGTTGCTGTTGGTGCAAATTCAGTAAAGTTTTCTTGATTAGAAAATCTGACAAGCATTGGGTCTATATTTCCTGAACCACCAAAAGCATCTGCACCAAGTGCAACGAAATGCCTGTCTGGGAAAGATATTATTGTCGATCTGACTTTCACTGGAACTGATGTTGCTCCAGAAATAGATGAAACCAAAACAGCCCTGTTTGTTTCGCCCCCAGAGGTGTCCCAATAATAAATGGCACCACCTCTCACGCTTGCTATTAAGTCTTCTCCCCAAAGATTTAAAGTAAATTGAGAGTTCTCGAGCTTCACATCGCTGAGGGATGGGTCTCTTGCAGTTCCCCATGTTCCTTCTCCCCAACCACCAACACCCCAACCTAAAGCAGGATCAGCGGATTGCTGGCCGAGACCTTCAGCAATACCTATTAAATATTTAATATCTATTGTTGTGCCACCACCACCTGATACTGTGCTTGATGCAGCTGAGGAGACTGTGATGCTATAAGAATTTGCATCTATATAAGTTATTTGATAGCCTTCCACCCGGTTCAGCTCGTCAGCTGTTATACCCCCGGTTGCGGTCGCAGAGTTTATTACTATAAAATCACCATCAGCGGCACCGTGACTGTTATCAGTGATTGTCACAGTTGTGCTGCCATCTTGCGTTGCTAATGGATTCGACAAATTTGATGTTGTTTTCCTGAGAGGTGTGATATCATACAAAACACCATTCATTAAAATATAAAGGTGGTTGTGAGTTCCTATTGCAATCCTATCTTCACCGTCTGTTATTCCTCTCCAAGAAACCATGCTTCTAGCAATTCCTTGAATTGTTGTCTCTGTGTCTGTAACAGAGCCATCAATTGCAACCTCATTGTAAACTTCTTTCTCCCAGCCACCTATTTTTTTAGGATAGCCATTTTGAAATCGAACGAGGTTGCCATCGACATAGAATGGTCCATTTTTTGATGTTGCATACTCAGTTATATCTTTTACGATTCCTGGTTTGAATTTAAGTATTTGAAGTGGCATTAAACATTCCTCATCCGCTCAACCAAGCGTTCTGCTCTATTCGGGACCTGACGATACCAAACGCTATCCACCATTTCATCTGCTGCTTGCTGCCAGTCTCTTGAGTCAACCCCAGCTTTCATTCCTTTGAATTTTGATAATCTTGGCCTACCCATATTGAACATCATGTTTGCAATTATGAGCTGGACCTCCTCAGGTAAATCATAAAAGTCTGGGTAAAGCTCTTCGCAATCAGCGATTACAATTTCTACATCTTTGGCAAAACACTCAGAAACTCTTTCTTCTGATATCTCTGTGCCAACAGGTTGGCCATGCTCTGGGTCTTTATCTATCACTAGATGGCCAATGCCAAAAGTTGGCAATCCTAGGTGATCAAGATAAATTTCGTACTTGCAGCCTTCATCTATTTCTATTTCTTCTCGCAGCTTGATTATATTCATCACTTCCTCTTTCCGAAAAACTTAGTTGCACTGCGAACCCCGAATGAAGCAGCAACAATGACACCCAAAGAATATTGATACCACTCTGGCATTGCTTTAAGTTGCTCAAAGCCATTAGCAACAATATCTTCCATTCCCGGGATAAATGCAAGGATCAGTGGGATAGAAAACAAAATTGTAAGCCACTCGTCTTTCCAAGACGTTTGACTACCTTTTGCCATCTCTAAGTCCCAGTCGATCTCACCCGTGGCCTTTTTCTCCATAATAACCGCTTCAGCCTTGGCCTTTGCGACTTTCGTTGCAGCTTCTGCCTTAGTTTTTTCCACTTTACCATCTAGCCAAGTTCCTGCTAGCGAGGCGATTGGTCCAATCAAAGCCTGTAACATTTCAATAAACTTTCACCTGTTTTGGATCAACTTGCTTGGGTATACAGTATGCCGTTACTCTGTCCTTTGCGTCAAGGTGCTGAGAATATTGGTAGTTGCCATACCTTTTCGAAACCTCTTTGGCAAAATAATTACACTCAGTTATAGAGTAAAAATACATATTTCCTGACTCTAATTTCCTAAATTCACCTGTTCCGAGATAAACAACCAACAAAAAAGCATCTATCACTTCCGAGACATCCAAGCAGTGGTGCCCATATAAGCCCCAACGATACCTGCTCCACTTATATAGAACAAATTGCTTATGTCAGACAAAGCCTCAATTTTTTCAATTGGCATAGCAAACATTGCTACTGTAAACAAACCCATGCCAATTAATGTATATCTAGCCATTCTAAGCTGGGCTAGACTTTTCCTTAAATCACGATCTGTTTCACGCATTTCCCGGACTTGCTCTAGCTCTTCATCTGTGACAACACCATCACCGTCAAGATCATATTTTTCATACTCGCTCTTTGGCTGTAGTTTTTTACCCATCACTGGCTCTCCTTGATGGCTTCAAGCACGTCATAGACGTTGGGTGGTGGTGGCTGATCGGGGTTCCACTGGCAAAGATATTCTCTAGGTTTCCACTCGCCGTAG